ATACAGGTGAGTACAGAATGTATTATATAAGAAAACCTAAAAGAGTAAACTGGACATACATGGTTATAGCTAATAGAGCACTATATAATCCAGGTGCTGCAGATCATCAATCTTTTGAGTTACACGAATCTGAACAAGTTGAATTAGTTTTAAAAATATTAAAAATGGCTGGTATAAACTTAAAAGATTACAACTTAACACAATCAGCTGCGCAAGAAGAAATAAATAAAATACAACAAGAAAACTAATAACAAATGGCATTAATAAACCAAACTCAACAAAGTTATTATCAAGGTGAAAATTTAGGTAGCTATCAATTTGTTTCACTAGATGATATAATAAATCAATTTATGGTTGTTTATGTTGGTAAACAAAAAATTATACCTAGCTGCGCTAGAGTTGATGTTGCTTTTCACGCTCAAAGAGCTTTAGCTGAATTGTCTTTTGATACTTTTAAATCTGTAAAAGCTCAAGAAATTACAGTACCAGCAACATTACAAATGTTATTACCTCATGATTACGTTAATTATACTAAAATATCTTCTGTTGATAACGCTGGTATAAAACATCCGTTGTACCCAACAAAACACACTTCAAATCCTTTTAGTATATTACAAAACGATGATGGTAATTATAGTTTTCCAGGTAATGTACAGTTGTTAACAAATGGTGATTTTGAAGATCCTTTAGTTGCTCCTTGGCAAGCTAGTACTATTGCTTCAAATACAGTATCTGGTTCAGACGATGAAATTGGTATTGTAAACGGAGCCTTAACATTTACTCAATTTGTTTATAATAAATATGGTAATCCTATGAGTAGAGCATATGCTGTTTGGCAAGCTCTAGACGTTTCAGGTATATCAAAATTAGAAATATCAGGTAAAGGTACCTCTGCCGTAGCATCTGGATCTGCTTCTGCAGCTACATTAAGATTTGGTGTAAGTTCAACACCTGGAAGCAACGATACTATTGCTCAACCTCAAAGCGCAGTAACATCTACAAACGTTGAAGTTCCTGATTTAGGATATGTAGAGTGGTCTGTTGGTGAACAAGGAACTACAAAAAGTCTTTTAGATGAAGATGGTGAAGCTGTTGATGTGTCTAATTATAATACTGTTTATATAATAGTAACTTGTTTCGTGCAACACTCTGGTACTGTGAGCTCATCATCAAGCGTTAGCTCTATAGATGATCTTTCTATTTTAGACGTTAGTGCTTCAAGCCCTTTAACACAGAAAAACAATACTGGGCACTCAACAACTTGGAATAATTTTAAATCAACTACACCAAGTGAAGTTGAAAATGACAATTATGAAGACGATGTTTATTGGCCGTATGAAGGTGAAAGATATGGTTTAGAACCATCACACGCTCAAACTAACGGTTCTTTTTATATAGATCAAAGATTAGGAAAAATACACTTCAGCTCTAATATTTCTGGAAAAACTGTGATATTAGATTATATAAGCGATAGTCTTGGTACAGAGCACGAAATGCAAGTACACAAGCTTGCTGAAGAAGCAATGTATAGATATATATTACACGCTATTGCGTCTGGGCAGATAATAACACAGCAAATAGTACCAAGACTTAAAAAAGAAAAAATAGCCGCTATTAGAAATGCAAAATTAAGACTTTCTAATATAAAACTAGAAGAAATTACTCAAATTTTAAGAGGTAAATCAAAACATATAAAACATTAATAAATGCCGGAAATTAAAAATAATTTTCTTAAAGGTAGAATGAATAAGGATCTCGATGAGAGACTTATACCTAAAGGTGAATATAGAGATGCCATGAATATTCAAGTAACTACATCTGAAGGTTCTGATGTGGGTACTGTTCAAAATATACTGGGTAATTCTTTGGTGTCTGGTAATTTAGTTCCTAGTGACTGTAAGTGTATAGGTGCAATTGCTGATGAAAAAAATGATAAATTATATTGGTTTGTAAAAAGAGAGTTTAATGCTAACCATATTAATTTTGAGGCTATATTAGAATATTCTGTTGAACATGGTATTGTACCCGTTTTAGTTGATACTAAGGTTGGTACACCTGAGGCTGTTTTAAAATTTCCTAATAAAATAATAACAGGTATAAATATAATAAATAACTTGTTACTTTGGACGGACGGTGTTAATGAACCTAGAAGAATAGATATACAAAGATGTATAAAAGGTACACCTATAGATGCGTTAACAAATGGAAACCATACCCAACTTAGTTTTGAAAAAGGAAGTTTTCACGGAACAACATTAACCCACGTTGTTAATAGCCCTAACGACAGTGTTGAAACACATCCTATTACAGGAGAAAATTTAACTAGAGATGAATTTGATAAAAAAGGACAAGTTGGTAGATATGGTAAATTTCATTTAAAAGATGCTGAAAAAACTTTTAATATAAACTTTGCTAATTCACAAGGTCTTTTTGAATCATCTGGATTTCCTGCTTCTCCAAATGGTTGTAATGTTAATGTTATACAATATAGAAACGGAGAAGAAATATATAGAGGAGAAATTGTTGTTTTTCATGGTCAACACAACACAACTAATTGGTCAATGGGTCCGATATTAAGAAGAGCGTTTCCTACACCAAATTACGATGAGTTTGCAGTTGGTGATGTTTTATTTGGAGATAATGTAACTGAAGATATAACAGAAGAACATATAGTGGCTATAAGAAAAAAGCCAGGTAAAAAATTAAATGTAAAAATAAATACTACATCAAATAAATCTGATGATCCTATATTTGAAAAAATATTTCCTAGATTTTCATATAGATATAAATATATTGATAATCAATATTCTGCAATTGCTCCGTATACAGATGTTGTTTTTAATCCAAAAAACGAAAAAAATAGTTTAGGTTTTATATATAATGCACAAGAAGCAACAAATACTTCTATGGTAAACAAAATAAAATCTATAGAGCTTTCTAATTTTATTTTACCAGACATACTTTCTGATGTTACACAGGTTGATATACTATATAAACAAGAAAATTCTAATGTTGTTTATGTTATTGCAAATATAAAGTATACAGATGACGAGTTTCATGCTCCTGGAACATTTCAAGGAGACATACCTACAATGCGTAGAAAATGGGATACTGGTAATAACGCTGGTGGTGTAGCTTTTAATCACTTAGGAGATGGGCACAGAGGTAAATATATAGTTGATTCAGAAAATATAAGAGCTGCATTACCAGAAAATCAAACGCTAAGACCTTGGGATAATTTACCTAGAAAAGCGTTGTCTCAAGAAATAACTAGTAGTAGAGTTGTTTATGGTAATTATACTCAAGGCTACAATCCAGAAACATCAATACCAAATTTAATAGCTACTTATAAAAACAGAGGTAGTTATTCTTTACCATATAGTTCTTTTGAAGATGGTGGTTTACCTTCTATAAAATCTCAAAGAAATTACCAAGTAGGTGTTATTTTTGGAGATAAGTATGGTAGAGAAACACCTGTATTTACATCTAGCAAAAGTGCTATTCGTATTCCTTGGAAAAACTTTAATGGAGTTTTATCTGCAAACCAAACAAATCAAATAGAAGCTAAATTAGAAAAAGATCCACCTAGTTTTGCTGAATATATAAAATATTTTGTAAAAGAAACTTCTGGTGAATATTATAATTTAATAATGGAAAAAGCATATCTTCCTCATGATATGACACTAAGTGAAATGCAACATACTTTATGGTTGTCTTTTCCTTCAGCAGAAAGAAATAAAATAGAGGTAGATGATTATATAATATTAAAAAAGAAAATAGGTAGCGGCCAAACACAAGTCTTAGATAAAAATAGATTTAAAGTTATAGACATAGAAAACGAAGCCCCAGACTTTGTTAAGTTTGAATATTTTTCAATGGGTAGTGCAAGTGATGTTACAGATACTGGTGTTTTAGGTTTACTATTTACTAATGCAGATGCTAGACCAACTCGAGGAAACACTATTATTGAAATAGACAAAGACACATGGTTGGGTGACAAGTGTAACGGTGCTGTTATAGCTGGTGGTGGTTCTGACGAGTGGAGTGGTGATAAAGATTACTTAAAAGGCGATATGTATATGTCGTGGAGTAGGGTTATTGATAATGGCACGGTATATTCTAGTAAATATAAAATTATTGATGCAAATGTTGTTAGTGATAATGTAAGGTTGAAAATTGAAAAACCTATTAGTAGAGAAGATCACTTTATATCTACAGGAACAACGGGTGCTTCTACTTCTTTAATTACTGACTACGCTTTTCAAATAGAACAAAGAAGAGAAAAAAATAATGAAAATTTTAGTGGTAAGTTTTTTGTTAAAGTTTTTAGCGATCCAATATTAAAAAGTAGTATACTAGATTCAAACACAAATATTCTTAGTGATTATGTTATATCAGCTAGAAGACCTTGTTTTTACGCTGCTGATGCTAGGCTTGGTACCGGTGGTACTGATGCAGACAATGGTAGTGTTAACACACAAAGTTACAACGTACCGTCTGGTGGTAGTAATTCACCAGAACAAGTGCATTCTTCAAAGTTAACTAATACACCATCAAGATGGGGTGATGTTCAAGCTGAAATAGGTACTTCTAACTTTTTTATTGATGCAATGTATATGCAAGCTGGTCAAATATCAGATGATAATTATGCTAGAAACTCAGGACAAATTTGGCAAGGTATACATGTAGAATATCCTGTAAACCCAGAGTGGGATGGTAGGCCTGTAGAAATGCTTAACTCTACTGATCCGCTACAAGGGGGCCGTGTATACTCCGAATACGTATATAGGTTTGGTTGGAGAGCTCCAAAACATGCCAGTGGTCAATGGTACAATGATAATACAAATGATTCAAGTTTTGCTGTTAACGGTTTAGAAGGTGTTATAACAAGTGATAATAATCACACGCGTAAACCTTATAGCAATCTTTTTTATAATGATCAAGCTAGTTATGGTAACGGTATAGGTATTAGAAGATGGAAAAAAGAATATGCACCTGGTTTAGGTATGTACAAAGCTCATTTAAACCCTGACAATACTTATGGTGAAGAGGATGAAACTGGTAGATTTTTTATACACTTATCAATTTTATCGCCAGGTGAAGATTTAGTTGATTCAACATCTGGCATGGGTGATTCTATATATCCTGGTAATAATTCTATTGCTAATGGCTTGCAAGGTGTTTGGGGTGGTGGTGTTTTCACTAAAGACGATGGAGAACTATTTGGTGTAAATGATGATCAATCAATTGTTCCTATGGAGGGTAAAACAGAGTATGGCGATATTCAAGCTCAGTTTCAAGCTGCTTTTCAAGGTGAAAACGTTATATTTAGTGATTCACAAGACGAAGCACCAGGTCCAGACGTAAAAAACTCTTTTGGTTATGATGAAAGATATAAAGAAAGACATGAGAATCAGTGGAATCCAACTTGGAAAAAAAGCGATGAAAACGCTAAAGAAATACAAAGTTTTATAGATAATTTAAAAATTGGTAAACAATTTAAATTTGAAAACGATACAAACGAAGAAATTTATACCATAAAAAAAGTTTCAATAAAAAAACTATATAATCACACTGGGTGGAAAAAACAATTATATTGGGATGGTACTGCTTGGAAATATGATCAAGGTAATGATTCTGTTGAAAAAGCCGTAATAGCGTGGGCAAATACTGTAGATTCTAATGGAGATCATATACCTGATGCTACAAGTGGTGGTAACGATGATAAACTTGACAATGCTAAAGATACTATTAGAGATTTTGGTAGAGCTAACAATAGAAGACTTTGCTATGTAATAGAGGTAGATAAAAATCCAAAAACTTCATCATACAACCCTGTAGATGGTTCCAATATAGATCTTGATACTAGTTCTGCTATTCAATTTGTAGAACAAGCAACTAGTTTTATAGAAGTAAATTCTGAGCAACCTATAATTTGGGAAACAGAGCCAAAAGAAAGTATTGATTTAGATATATATCACGAAGCTAGTGATATTATACCTGTTAAACTTAATACTAATACCTGTGAAATGTTTGCGCCTGTAGGTTGTAGAGTTGAGAATTTAAATTACAATTACACTTCTAGCGTTGTTACTAGATGGATAACTGAAAATGAATTTGAAATAAAACCAGGATGGCAATTTTTAAGCGCTGGAGGTGATGAAATTGATTATTCTAATACTAAAGTTAGATTTTATAGAAAAGATGGTAGTTATGTAACGGCTTTGTTATCAGCGCAGGTTTCAGATCCTTTAAATACATTAGGGGCACCAGGCCGCGAAGATGGTCCAAAACCAGTTACTGGTACTGATACATTAAGGACAAGATTTTATATAGATTCAAACATTGGTAGAAATTTAGAAGTTGGGTTGAGTTGGTATAATTGTTTTTCTTTTGGTAACGGTATAGAATCAAATAGAATAAGGGATGGTTTTAATGAAATGACTATATCAAAAGGACCAATAGTATCTTCTACATTAGAATCTAATTATCAAGAAGAAACAAGGACAAGTGGTTTAATTTATTCTGGTATATATAATTCTAATACCAGCGTAAATGATCTTAACCAGTTTATAATGGCTGAAAAAATAACAAAAGATCTAAACCCAACTTATGGTAGTATACAAAAATTATTTCAAAGAAGAGTTGGTTTAGTTGCTTTTTGTGAAGATAGAATAGTAGATATAGTAGCAGGTAAAGATACTTTATTTAATGCAGATGGTAATCCACAATTAATCGCATCTAATAAAGTTTTAGGTACAGCAACACCTTTTGTTGGTGACTACGGTATATCTAAAAATCCAGAAAGTTTTGCTTCAGAATCATATAGAGTTTATTTTACAGATAAACAAAGAGGAGCAGTTCTTAGATTATCTATGGACGGTTTAACACCTATATCAAATATTGGTATGCGTGATTGGTTTAGAGATAACTTAAAAATGCCAAATGAATTAGTTGGAACATATGATGAGTATAAAAAAGAATACAATATTACTTTTACAAATAATTTTACACAAAACTTATTAAGAAACTCATTTATAACAGCTGGTGAAGAGTTAGTTAATTTAACGCCTACAGCTGGTAATCTTATTAGTAATGGTGGTATAGAAACTGGTGTTGGTAAAACTAAAACTGAAATACGTTTAAATGGATCTAATAGTTCTTCCTGGAATAACATTGCTGAGCATACACTTAGGTATTTAGATAGCGAAACAACTATAATTAATCACCCACCAATAATAGAAGGACAGTATCAACAAGAGATAATAGGTCAAGCAGGAATTCCTGGGCAAGACAACGCGTGGGCTTATGGAACTCAAGGTGTTTCACCACCGTTAGTTGAACATGTATTTGGTGATGTTAGTCAAAATAATGGAAGTGGTAGTATTGGTACTGGTCAAACCACGCTTTTAAAATGGGATGGCGTATACCCTTCTTCTCATTCTCTTGGTGGTCCTTTTCGTAATAATACAGACACTAATTTTGGAGGTAATTATGTTTGGGGTAGATCTGTAAAAGGTTTATCAGCGCAAACAGCTGATGATGGTGAAACTTATCACGAGATAATATGGGCAACCTATGAAAACTGGGCCTCGCCTGAAGGTGTTGGTTATAGCTCTGCGTTTGATATAGATAAACATCTTATTGGTAGTGTTATGAATGCTGAAGGCGGAGTATTTGGTATTGGTAACACTTATTCTGGTATGGTTTTTGCATCTGGTATAAGTGGAGATACTAATAGTAATAATAAATACGCTGTATTTCCTTATACAAATAGCTTACCATCATTTCCATCTACCGGTGTGGGAAATATAACCAATTGGAATCCTAGTCACCCTGCTTGGAATGTGGAGTGGAATACTGGTGTTACTAATGGACAGGCTATCGGTGATTGGAGTGGTGTGAAAGAAACAACAGCTATGTATTCTGAAGAATTTAAAGTTACATTACAAGTAGAAGGTTCTATTGAATCCGGTTCTTATGCTACCCCTGACCCAAGTCCTTCAGCTGGCGCAAGTTATAGCGCTGTTAAAGTAATTATTTGTGATAATAACGTTCCCGTTGATGATTCTATAATATATCAACAAAATGGTGGTGCTTTTGGTGATTCTAATGCTGGTGATCATTCTTCGCATCCCAATAATGCGTATAATAATTACTCGTTAACTAAAACCAGTATAGAAGGTAACGGTTTTAGTACTAGCAATTTAAATACTACTGAGCAAAATACAAAAAAACACATGGGTTATGTTGGTAGCAATGAGGTTATTTGGCCTGATATTAAATTTAGAAACCCTACACAGTACCAACCATTTTCTTCAAGTGGAAAACACAATCAACAAGGTATTGCTGTTGATAGATTAAATTTTAGAGTACAACCATATACGTATAGTGGTGATAATAAAACACACGCAATGAGGTTGCAGTCTTTTAAAATTGAAAAAATACAACAGTTAGTAAGCCCTCAGTACGAAGGACAAGCCGCGATAACAGGTGTTCCAGCTATACCGCCTTCGCTTGTTGTAGCTTGGGCTGAAGTTAGTCACAGTTTCCCAACACCAGGCATAGTAACTAGCGTAATGATGGGTGGAAATTCAATGTATTTTCCACCTTTTCAAAAAATAAATCATGTAGAAGCTATATCAACTTATGGTGAAGAAAATCCTGTTTTAAACACAGGTAGTGGTACAGATGTTGGTGGTACAACTTACACGTGGAATCTACCAAATCCAAATGGTGTTACTGCTTACAACGATTTTGGAGATGGCACTATACAAAATGGCTCAGATAGAACTCGTATAGTCTCAATTAATACAATAAATCAAAATTGGAACGGATATATTACTTTTAATCACGACATACCATTGTTAAAAACACCTGGTAAATGGGTGATGATAGATGTTGTTACTAGAAATGCAACTTTATATAGTGGAAACTCTACAACAAACGCGGGTATAGCTGTAAGGTTTTTACTTGATACAAACGTATCACCTTCTTCGGCTCATTTTGATTCAGCAAACTGGTATAGTAGTAATATAGAATATGGTTCTTTTGGTACAATAGGTAATCACTCGTCAGGTAGTACTAACAAAGAAATGTATCTGTTAGACCCGTTAGATTGGCCAAATTATAATGAATTACATGGCTATAATGTAATACCTATAGAATCTAACGGTTATTATACAGTTGGAAACGTACCTGCTGGCTCTAGATTGTTTAGAGCTGTTTTAAAAATATCACCTAACAGTCACAATGTAGTTAATAATCAAGGTACATTAGCTATAAGATTTTATGGTTTTGATGGTGAAATTGATATAATTAATGTTAGAGACATTTCAGAAAGAGAAACAGGTGGAACTGCATTTGATTGGGATATGGACTATAACGGTGGTCAAAATATAGTTTGGTCAACATCTAATCCACCTACTAGTTGGGAATTACCAGATTATGGTGGAGGTGATGACGCCATGACGCCACACGCTTTTTCACAAAGAAGAATGTTTTTACAAGGTAACAAAATGAGGTTTGTAAACGCTACAGGACCTGGGCAAATATTTTACCAAAGATTTCATAACATAACAAACCCTATTAATCTTTTACCTTCTCAAGATATTTATGAGTTTAAATTTGTTGTAGATAACTTTGATCCTAATGGAGATACTTTAAAAATATCTCTTGCTAGTGATTATTATATTGAGTCTGTTCCTGGTAGTGGTACTCTTGACAGGTGTTATAGATTAACCATGTATGTTGATGAAGATGGTACTTATGTAACGCGATTTAATTTTGATGGAAATATAGATTCTATAACTAAAGACGGTCAATCTTATGTGCCCAATACAAATTGGACAAACCTTGAATCTTCAACTGGTAACAATAACACCATACTTATAATGAATGAAAACGCGTATTCTGTTAATTTTCCTAGTACGCAACCAAGCTTAATGACTTGTAATTTATCTGGTATGAGATTAAGTGATATTTCAAGTGTTATAACTGGTGGTACTGTTGATCATTGGGATTTTGTAGGTTTTGACTTAGACCAATACCAATATATTTATTTTGAAAATAATCAAATAAAGCTTGACCAAGCTCCAGATTCTACAGAAATAAGACAAGTTGTAAATAAAAGAATAAAAGAAAATGATTATTATAGAATAAGATTTAATTATAGTTTAACATCTGGAAGAATTAGAGTATATTATTTTACATCAGAAAGTGGTGTTCCTCAAGGGTTTAGAACAGATGTTATTAGTTTTGATGATGCTAACCCTACAGGTGTATATGACAAAGTGCATCGTGTAGGGGAAACTTTTATTAACCACCCTAATTATTTATATTGGGTTGCTGAAAATTCTACAACTGGAATAGCTACAGATCATTTTGGTGGAGAACTAGTTAATACTTTTGTTGTACAAATATTAGAAGGTGAAGTTAACGGTGAATTAGATAATTTTTTCATGCAAAAAGCTTTGTATATTTTTAATGAATCGAGCGGTCAACAAGAACCTTATCAAACAAAAACAATAAGCTTTAATGAAGAAAATAAAGGTTGGGTAAGTTTCAAGTCTTTTATACCAGAAAACGGTATTAGTGTTTCTAATAAATATTTTACCATGTTAGATGGTAGACTATATGAGCATTATACAGCTGACACTACTAATGGTTATAATACGTTTTACGATAACTTTGCACCTTCTCAAATTACTTCTATTTTTAATGATGAACCTTCTATGATAAAAAGTTTTCACACTTTAAATTACGAAGGATCGCAGTCTAACCTAAATAATGATGGATCAATTCAGAATTTTGATATTATAACAAACGATTGGGAAGATTATCCACCAGTTAGTGCTCTTAATGGTTGGTATGCTGCTACTATAAAAAATGACAGTGGTTATGCAAAAGAATTTACATACTCAGATCCAAATAGAGGTGGAGAGACAGTAACAGCGGTTGTAGAAGCTGGTCAAATGGCTGAAATTTTAGAGTTTAAACAAAAAGAAGGTAAATGGTTTAGCAATATAATAGGTGTTAGAGGTGTTTATAATGTGCCTGAAGGTGTGGTTGTAGACGGTGAATACGGAACATCACTTGTCCCTTCTTATGGTGTAAGCCATGAAGATTTTAGTGTTCAAGGTTTAGGTTTTGTTTCTCAAGTGGATATGAATGTTGAATATGGTAGTGATGCTGATGAAGAAAATGGGGCAAATGGTGGAGGTGGCTTTGGTGATGGTAACGGTATTGAAGGTGATGGTGGTGGTGGTGCAGCTGGAAGTAATGGTGATGGGGGTGGAAGTAGTGGTCCTTATTAATTTTAAAAAATAAAAAAATGGCACATAGTCAATATCATAACGTTAATACACAAGAACAGCAAGAACCTGGCTCTGAAGAGTTAGGTGTTAATATAATAAATTCTTTAGAAATAGATTTAAATTCTTTTGGTGTTTCTAGCGTTACAAGGCAAATTTCTATAAGTGGAAATGATAATTGCGCGTTTAACATGCAAATTTTTAATAGTAGTGGTCAATTTTATGATTTTAATACTAATACTTTTAGCGCTGGTTTTGGTTTTCATAAAAACTTAGAAGTTTTAATGAGTGGTAATTTTTTTACTACAAACATTGTTTTTCCAGAAAATGGTAGTGGTGATACTTATACTATATTTTTATTTACTACTCCAGATAAAAAAACAGAGTTTAATAGATCTATAAGTGGTCATAAATATATTGTTAAAAAAACATTACAACAAATTGGTAATGCAACATTAACTTTTTCACCAGGAACAGTTAATAGTAGTAATTACAAAACTTTTGCTACTTCAACACTTACAGAATCTTCAACAGTAACACAAAATTTTACAACTAATATTGATTGGACTGTAGAAAACGTAGAAAACGATTCGCATGGTTTTGGTTTAAGATTAACAGATGCTTTTGCTAATTTATCACAATTTGAAAATTATTTTTATTTTGAAACAACAGATACTGTAGATGGTACTATATCAAGTGCTACTCAAGTAGTTGTTGATGATTTAACTAATTTAGTTGAAGGTATGATAGTAACAGCTGTTAGCAGCGGTAGTTTATCTGGAACGCCAAAAATTACAAATATAAACACTGATACAAAAACGTTAACTTTAAGCTCTGCGCAAAGTTTTGCTGACGGTATAACCTTAACGTTTAGAGCTTATGGTTCTTCACAAATATCTAGTTCAACTGGTATTGAGGTTGTGTTTGATAGTTTTACAGCTGTAGAACCAGAGCAGCTTTCTAAAACAGTTAGAGGAGACGTTAGCGGTAGTACTACTGTAACTTTAAACGGAACATATGGCATAGCGGGTGGTGGACATGTTAAAATAAAAGGTGTTGGTGTTAATAACAATGGTACAAACCTCGTGCAATCCGTATCTGCGTCATCTAGCGCTGGCTCTATGGTTGTTCAATTAAACCAAGAATTAGTTAGTAATACCGTAATATACTTTACCGGTTGCAGTAGAAAAGTACAAATTAAAGGAAAAATAACAACAACAAAAACACCAATAACAAACACAACTATAAATTTAGACTTAGATAAAATAATAACAGTGGGAGCTGCATCTTAAAAAAAATAAATATGCCTGTAAAATTTACATTTAATACAACTATACAAAACGATTCGTTACAAATTGGTGACAGAGCTTGGGGTGTTAATAGTACCGCTATTACAGTTGGTAATAAATCAAATTTTAACCCCGGTGAATATGATCCAAACAATGTTGATCCTAATTTTCCACAAGGTGGTAGTGGTGTTACTCAAGGTACAATGAGTGTTGTAACTCCATTTGACAATCAAAACCTTAACTTGGATTTAGGTAAAATAATAGACGTGGGTCCAAGTAGTATAACAGTAGATGGTAATTTTGGTTTTACTCAAGGTGGTTATGTTTACTTTGCAAAAGATGCAAAAGTAAACAACTCTACAATGACTGGTCATTATTTAGAAGTTACAATGGTAAATAATTCTAATAAAAAAGCTGAGTTGTTTGCTTTAAGCACTGAAGTTGCACCTAGTAGTAAATAACGCGTAAAAAGTGTGATTATATAAGTACTTAAATTAAATTAAATGAATAAAGAATATAATATACGATATATAAAAGAAAAAGATATAGAAATTATAAACAGTTGGTGGATTGAAAGAGGTTTAGGCGTTACAGAAAGAAGTTTGTTACCACAAAATGGTTTAGGCGGTCTTATAATAGAAAATAAAGACACAATGATAGCCGCTTGTTATATATATCTTACTAACTCTAAAATGGGTTATTTAAGTGATATGGTATCAAACCCAAACTTTAAAAACAAAGCTTTTTGGTATTATCATTTAATAGAAGCTTGTTTTGAAACAGCGGTAAAAAGTGGTTGTGAAAGAGTTTGGACTTTATCAAAAGTTAGAAGTATAATTAATTCTATTCCAAACTTTAAAAATATAAACGTTGGTATATCAGAAGAAAAACATCATGTAGTTTATTTAGATAATAAAAATAATTAAAAATATAAGTATGTCAAATATATTTGGAGGTAAAGACAGGAATCAGCAAAAAAACATAATGAACCAAATGGTCGATATGGCCGGTGAGCAACTTGAATTCTTTCAAGGCGAAAGAGCTGAACAAAAAGAAGTTTTAGAACAACAAAGAAAACAATTTGAAAGTTTTAAATTTGAAAATCCTTTTGCTGATGTAAAAAATCCTTACGCTGATTTAAAAACAGAATTTGAAAACCTTTATGAAGGCATGGAAAACCCATATGAAGATTT